ACTTTACGTATGCAGGGCTTCGACAAATTGTAGACAAGTATCTTGTCCAGGACAGAAGCACAGGAGAAATTTATGAGTCTCCACAAGTTATGTACATGATGATTGCGGCAACATTATTTGCTGACTACCCTAAAGAAACTAGAATGTCATATGTGAGGAAATATTATGATGCGACCTCCCTTTTTAAAATCAATATCCCAACGCCAGTCATGGCCGGTGTACGTACACCTCTTAGACAATTTGCTTCTTGTGTTCTTGTTGATACCGACGATACTCTTGATAGTATCTTTTCAAGCGATATGGCTATTGGTAGGTACACGGCACAAAGAGCAGGCATAGGAATTAATGCAGGACGCATTAGAGCAATCAACTCTAAGATTAGAGGTGGCGAAGTAGCACACACTAGCTTGATTCCGTTTCTAAAGAAATTCGAATCGACGGTAAGGTGTTGTACACAGAATGGTGTACGTGGAGGTAATGCAACTACCCACTTCCCGCTTTGGCACTATGAGATCGATGACATACTTGTTTTAAAAAATAACAAAGGTACGGAAGACAATAGAGTACGTAGATTAGATTATTCTATTCAACTTAATAAAACTATGTACGAAAGACTTTTATCTGACGGAGATATTACTTTATTTTCACCACATGATGTACCAGACTTATACGAGGCCTTTTATGCTGATCAAGATAAGTTTACTGAGCTATATGAAAAGTATGAACGTAAAACTTCATTAAGAAAACGCAAAGTTAAGGCAATGGAATTATTTTCTGCTCTAGTTAAAGAACGTGCAGAAACAGGACGTATCTATATTATGAACGTTGACCATGCTAATACACACAGTTCATTTAAAGATACTGTGTACATGAGCAACTTATGTCAAGAGATTACACTACCTACAAAACCTTTACAACACATTGACGATCCAGAAGGAGAGATTGCACTATGTATTTTAAGTGCTATCAATGTTGGTACACTAAAAGAATTAGATGATATGGACGAGCTATGTGATTTAGCCGTTAGAGCATTAGACGAGATTATTGATTATCAGAAGTATCCAGTGAAAGCCGCAGAGATATCTACTAAAGCAAGAAGAAGTTTAGGTATAGGTTACATTGGACTAGCACACTATCTAGCAAAGAATGGTGTTAAGTATTCAGATAAGAAGGCACTTACTAAGGTGCATGAGCTAACAGAAGCATTTCAGTATTACTTGCTGAAGGCTAGTAATGGGTTAGCAAAAGAAAAAGGAAAGTGTGAGTATTTTGATCGCACTAAATATAGTGATGGCATATTACCCATTGACACTTATAAAAAGGATTTAGACGAGGTATGTTCTATAAAACTAAAATATGATTGGGATTCTCTACGCACAGACATTCAACAGCACGGTTTACGGCACAGCACATTGTCCGCACAGATGCCTTCGGAGAGCAGTTCCATTGTGTCGAACGCAACCAACGGAATCGAACCACCTAGAGGGTTCTTGTCCGTTAAGAAGTCAAAAAAAGGGCCTCTTAAGCAGATTGTTCCACAGTATCAAACGTTAAAGAATAACTATACTTTATTGTGGGATATGCCAAGTAACGAAGGTTACATAAATATTGTTGCAGTAATGCAGAAGTTTTTTGATCAAGCCATTAGTGGTAATTGGTCGTACAATCCAACTCATTTTGAGAACAATGAAGTTCCAATGAGTGTTATGTTACAAGATATGTTAAAAACATATAAGTATGGATGGAAAACATCATACTATCAGAACACTTATGATTTCAAGAGTGATCCGAGTGAAGAGGAAATTAAGACAGAGACAACAAACTCTTTTGAACCTCAAGTTGGTTTGCCTGATGGTAAGCCTTTAGAGGACGAAGAAGAGTGTGAAGCTTGTGCTATATAGGGAAGAGGAAGTAAACAGTGAGTAAGACAGTATTTAATAGAGAAAAAGTAGACTTTACAAAGAGCCATATGTTCTTTGGACCAGATCAAAACACACAAAGATATGATGTGTTTAAGTTCCCTGTGTTTGATAAATTGAATCAAACAATGCTAGGGTATTTTTGGAGACCTGAAGAAGTAAGTTTACAAAAAGACAGAAGTGATTATGCAAACTTCCGTCCAGAACAAAAGCATATTTTTACTGCTAACTTAAAATACCAAACACTATTAGATAGTGTACAAGGTAGAGGACCATGTTTAGCTTTCTTACCACACGTAAGTATTCCAGAGCTAGAAGGTTGTATTGTTACTTGGGACTTCTTTGAAACTATTCACAGTCGCTCGTATACACACATAATGAAGAACGTGTATGCAGACCCAACTGAAGTATTAGATACTATCTTAGATGATGAAAAAATTATTGAACGTGCTATTAGTGTTACTAAAAACTATGATGCGTTTACAGAAGCGGCAGACAAACACATACATCTTAAAAAAGGAACGATGAGAGATGTTAAGAAGAAACTATTCTTAGCTATGATGAACGTAAACATCTTAGAAGGACTACGTTTTTATGTTTCCTTTGCCTGTACGTTTGCATTTGGTGAACTTAAACTTATGGAAGGTTCAGCAAAGATTATTAGTTTGATTGCTAGAGATGAAAGCCAACACCTTGCATTAAGTTTACACGTTCTTAAGAACTGGATGCGTGGTGATGACGATCCAGAGTTTGCCTCTATTGCAAAAGAGTGTGAAGCAGAAGTTTATGAAATGTGGAAGACTTGCGTCAATGAAGAAAAGGCGTGGGCACACCACTTAATGAAAGATGGATCAATTATTGGTCTTAATGAAAAACTGTTAGGCAACTACGTAGAGTTTATTGCTAACAAGAGATTAAAAGCATTAGGATACAAGCCAATCTTTGATACACCTACAACACAGAATCCCCTACCATGGACACAGCATTGGTTGAGTTCATCAGGGTTACAAGTAGCACCACAAGAAACAGAAGTAGAGTCTTACATTGTTGGTGGTATTAAACAAGACGTTAACACAGACTCGCTCAAAGGATTTAAGTTATAATGGAAACAAAAGAAGCTACTCCACACACTACCGTAGTTTATAGTAAGCCTAATTGTCCTTCTTGTGTAAAAGCAAAGATGTTATTACAAAACAAGAAGATCCCATACACCGAAAGTATAATTGGAAAGGATATCCAAGTTGAAACTCTTATGAAAGAGTTTGAAGTAAACGGATTACCGATGCCAAGAACTGCTCCGCAGATTATATTACACGGTAAGTATGTAGGAGGGTATGAACAATTAGTCCAACATATGGACGACCACGGTATGAACTATGAACACTAGGAGACATTATGTTAATTGAGCCGGCATATAAATTAGGAGACGTTATCACTATTAAACTTACATCAGGTGAAGAACTTGTAGGTAAGTTTGAAGCAGATGACGACAAGACAATCAAAGTAAACAAACCACTTACATTAGTTGCAAGTGAAAAAGGCATTGGCTTACAACAGTTCTTGTTTACTGCTGATATAGATAAATCATATACTATTAAGCATCAAGCAATTACTTTAATACACAAAACAAGACCAGAATTTGCAGAAGCATATACCAAGCAGACAAGTAGCATTGTACAAGCACCCGCTGGTATGGCAGACCTAGTACGTAAATAATCTTACATAAATATTAATATGCACGAGTTTGTTATAAAAGACAAGGGTCAATTAGTCACGTACACAGAGTACGAAGCTATACCTAATGAATTCGACCATGTAATTAAGTTCTTACCTGAAGTTCCACCAGAACCTCATACTGAAGAACAGCATGAAGAGATTGAACAGTGGAATATAAAGTTGCAAGAACTAATGAAAAAGGAGAGATCATATGCCAGCAGTAACTAGAGTAGGTGACGCCGACGTTGCCCATTGTAGCGGAATGACAAGAGCAGTAGGATCTGGTAATGTATTTGCTAACAACATTCCTGTTTCACGACAGGGTGACGTTAACACAGGACATTTACTTCCACCTGTACCATGTCCATCACACTCGGCACCAATAGCAGTAGGATCAACAACAGTATTCACCAATAACGTAGGAACGGGCAGGGTTGGAGACGCAATAGCAGGGTGTACTTCGGTCGCGGCAGGCTCTTCAAACGTTTTTGCAGGATAATTTCGCCAATTAAGGCACCAACAAACCACATTTACACAATAACATTACAATTTACAATAATTAATTACGAATATAGGAGATAATATTATGTCAAACATTCATGAACAGATCGTAGCTGAATACGAAAACTATATGAAAGAGTCAGAATCTTTCGAATCAAAAAACGTTAAAGCGGCGGCGGCAAGAGCAAGAAAAGCCTTAGGTAACATGGGTAAACTTGCTAAATCAAGAAGAGCAGAAATCCAAGAGAAGAAAAACTCTCTATAATAATTTCTAGAAATACATTTATAGCATGACTAACCCTCATGCTATATTTGTATGTACATAATTCTATTAACAAAATCATAAATACTCTAGTACAAATTGTTTATTACAAAACATAATCACGAAGGATTAATAAAAAAATATGAGTGAGCGAGTCGTTGGCAAACTGAAATGGTTTGACGCAAAAAAAGGTTACGGGTTTATAACTCCCGATGATGGCGGACAAGATGTGTTCGTACATATATCTGCCTTTGAAGGTGCACAGATAACTAACATTTCGAATAAGATGCTACTAGAATATGAACTTGTTGATAACAGGGGCCGAATGATAGCAGGTAACCTTGTTCGTCCTGATAACTTCAACAGATAATTTAGATCGATTTAAAAGGCTTAGGCAATCCGTCTGAGCCATATATCATTTCGCCTGTGTCAATAAAGGCTCCACACATACGACCGTTGGCGTGTTTACCGTAATACTTAACTGGCTTGACTTCTACCAATTCACCATCTCGAAGTGCAGTCCTTTTATAGTTCTCAGACTTGACTCCTCTTTGCTTTACTCCAGCCATGTTACTTTCCTAACTTCGCTTTCAAGGCCGCTCTCTTTTGTTCTATAAGTGCCGCCTGGCGTATTTTTCTACCTAGTGGTAGACGTTGTATCATTTCGTACATTCCGCCTTTTTTGGCTTCCCATTCTACTCTGACTTGTTTGCTTTTGGTATTGCCTTGGAAGGCTTTGACTGCCTTTCTTAGGCTTGTTGATTCTTTGGTTTCTACATTCTCGCCGTCATAGAAAGTATATGTTCTCATTTTGGGCATGGTAAATCCTTTGACATTAGTTATGCCAGAAGAGTAATATATGCACTTAAATAGGTTAAATATAGGTGTAATTGATGACAGCAACGTATGTCACATGAACAGGACCCGGGGGCGGTACCCGGCGCCTCCACCATAAACACATTTACCGAGTGTGCTTATGATGGGGGCGAAATAGGATCGACTGGCTTGTTAAGGTTGAACGAGATTACCGGGATGTAAGCTCCGTTAACGCGAACAAACGTTATAGATGCAAACGATAATGCACTATCCAACGTAACTTTTGTAGATTTTTCTGCACCAGTTACTGCGGTGAATGAGGATTTTGCCCTAGCGGCATAATCGCTCGGGGTTGGCAACTTACCTAGCAACAGAAAAGTTGCGCCTATTACTACATAGACTACGACTATAATAGCTTAGACTAAAAAATCAAATAAATATATCGCTAGGTGAGAAGGAGTAATTATAATGCCACCACGCAATCATAGAAATTGGTTAGCAGAACCAAAAGTAGAATATATTAGTAGCGAGTGTTACAACAATCAAGACATACACGACCAAGAACAAGAACAAATCTTTAGTAAGGTTTGGATACCTATGTGTCATAAGAGTGAACTACCAAACGAGTTAGACTTTAGAACAACACAGATAGCAGGTGTAAATGTTATAGTGTACAACACAGGTAAAGTATTCAAAGCATATCGTAACTACGGTAG